CTCAAGCCTGTGCATCTTGGCGGCGGGAACCTGATAGTCCTGATTGTAAGCCTTGAGGATGGCAAGTGTCTCTTCGGGGATAACCTCAGACTCCCGCACCTTCACCTTGCCGATGTCAGACTCCTTATTATCAGGAGTGACAGCCTCAAACACGGTTTCTGCGTTTACGAAGCTTGCCATTAAAACGATTGCCAGTGTGATTATAATCTTCTTCATTTGGATTCCTCCGATTAGTATGTTTCCCAACACTTTACATAATGTGATCTCATCGTTCGCTGTATAGGCCCTCCGGCCAACACCTGAACATGAAGATATGCGGACATCACGATAGAGTTCTGAACAGTTCCTGTGATGCTAGCTGCGGCTACCTCAACATCGTTAATCCATACACGAGGCTGCTCTGTATCTGTTAGGTCAAATTTCAATTTTACATAGGTATTATTTGCCCAATCAGAGCCTGTGTCGTCATAGACGGCCCCAGCATTATTGTCGTTTGTAACCAAGTAGATATTAGCTGCGCCTTGGTCTGTGTTACCGACAAGCATGGCAATGTCATCATCTGGAGTGTCCACATTGTCAAAGCTACCTTCAACAAGCCCAAATCCAAAGAAGATATTAGTTATATCGTCTACCTTGATTCGTGCTTCGCAAATAGGGTCTTTGGCCGTGTTGAATTGACCAGCATCTCGAAAAGTATGTGCGCTGTCATTATCCCCCGAATTATTCGTGGACATTGATAGTTGCCCACCAAGGGGTGATTCGTATACGACATCACCCGCAGCATAGTTTAACCCGCCAGTAGTCCAAGCATCTGCCTGTAGTCCAGACTCCCACTGTACGGCATTGGCCTCGTCGTCAAACTCCTCAATCCACGTATACAGCCGGTCGTCGCGGGGTCCGAGCAAAGCGACCATTTTGTCAAAGGTGTAACCCCCAGACTGTGTACTGGTGAAATCCCATGTTGCTCCTGTAGGTACAGCCTTTGGCGTCAGTGTCACAGTCAATGTCTCACTCGTATCCCCGCCAGCGTCGCTGTCGGCGTCGCCTATGATTGTGAGAGACGGTTGCTTATCGTCAGAGCTGTTGCCAACCTGCACATAATCACTACTACCACCCCCCGCTTCAACTACTCTGAACAGGTTAGAAGCGCCCGCAACAATCTCGATGGTGTCGGCTGCGATTTCGTGAAGATAGCTGTTGCCACTTCCATCTAAATACAGCTTTTTCGTAGCTTGAATCACTACATTCTGGGCGGAATCTACGTCAAGTGCAGCAGCCCCCCCGGTTACTACCCGGAAGTTGTCGGCAACCGACTCGGTGATATAGGTATTACTCCCACCATCGAGATAGATTTTCTTGGTTGCTTCCAGGGAGATGCCTGTGGCAGTGAATCTCAGGGAGTTAGACCCGCCCGCCACCATCCACACTGTGTCCGCGCTGGATTCGGTTATATAGGTGTTGTCTTTGCCGTCGAAGTAGATGGCGTCCTGTGCATCGATTATCAAGTCGTTGCCGTCTGCAATGGACAGGTCGCCGTCGAACGTCACCCCGGAGATCGTCCCGCCGTTGATATCTGCGGTCCCCTGGGCAAGATCCCGAACCAGGCCCGCCGAAGCGGGAAGCGCTGCCAGCAGCAGCGCAAGTAGTATGGGAAGTACTCGTCTCATGACTTAGTCCTCCTGTTCCTGGATGTAGACCGTGGCGGTACCTGACGTGAAGTCGCCGGTGGCAACGCCGATCCGATACAGCTCACCGGCCGCATCGAATGCCCAGGCCCCGGCCGCCGTGAAGGTGTCGCCAGTGGTCACATAGCTGGACCCATCCTTCGGCTTGATCTGCAGCGTAAACGTAGCCGAGATGGAGCCTGTGTCCTCGATGACGACCACGCCGCGATTCCGGACCCTGATGCTGTCGGTCCACTGATTCTCCGCCGTGATCGCCTTGTACGCCTTTTCTGCAGCCAGCGCGGTGGTGGCGACCAGGACTACTGCCAGTAGTAAAACGATGCCCTTTTTCATAACTTCCTCCATCATGGTTTCGGCTCCGTCCGGAGCATTTTGTTTATGTAGAGCAGGACGTTTCTTTCCCCCTCATTCAGTACTGTGGCATTGACATCGAGCCGTCCCTGGGAATCGTTTACTGCAGTGGAGCCTTCAAAATGAAAGCGCCTCTTCAGATCCTCCCATACCCGTTCGCCCACCTCGGACTGGAGGGCGATCTTGTAGTCGATGAGGAGCTGGACTTTCTTTTCCCGCTTTTTCTCGGCCGGTGTCTTCTCGTCTGCCATTAAGCTGCCTCTCGCGTTGACTGCGCCGATGCTGCGTCCTTGGCCACTGATGCCGCTGCCTGTGCATTCTCTATCTGCAGCTTCTGTTTCTGCAGCTTCTGGCGCTCAGAGCGGATCGCCTTGACGCTGTTATCCCCCTCCATGGGGCGGATGATCTTGGGCGGTGCACCCTCGATGTCTGCCGCCTCGCGGATGGCCTCGTCGAAATCTATATTGTCAAGCACATCCGCCCTGACCTCCGACCAGGCCTGGGCGGTGCCGACGACGGTATTGATGGCCTGCACCTCGCTCATGCGCTGCGCTCTTGCCAGCGGCGACACGTAGCGCACGCGGGTATATTCGCCCTTGAGGACGTCGGGGAGATCTACGATCTTTCCGGAGCGGATCAGGATCCCCATGACCCGGTCGATAAGCTGCTCCAGGAACTCGGACTGCAGCCGGTCGAAGGTGGGGCCGAGAATCAGAGCATTCTCCTGCGTGCGCTGCCGGACCTCTTCGGCCGTCATCTGCCGCCGATCGATCAGGGTGAGCTGCGTGATAAGGTACCCGTCCCGGATATCGTCCTGCTGCTGCTCCCACATCTCCAGCGTGATGGGCAACCCACGGCTGCCAAGATCGATCGGCACGATGCGGTCCTGGGTGCCGCTCTCGTAGTAGTTTACGCCGCCGGGGGTCATGTCCACATCCTCATCGATAGTGTCCGGCACATTGAGGGGCGGATCGGCGATCTTCTCGCCGGTTCTCAGCAGCGTCTTTTTCATCTTGTTGAGGGTGAGTATGTCGGACAGATTGTTTAAGCTGGGGCTGCGGCCGTAGATCTCTCCGGAGGACCGGCTCCAGACCGGCGACATATAGGGAAACTCGTGATAGCCGCCCTCATCGATGATCTGCTTATGTGTGGCATCGATCCATATGCTGGCCCAGGGCAGGTTCTTCCGGTCCGTCTTGGTCTCATCGCGCTCGTAGCGCGGCATGACCACATGGATGATCTCGAACTTCTCGTTAGGCTTCTTTTCAAACGCCTTTTCGATCTCATCGCTGATGGTGCCGCTTTCTTTCCATCGCTGCTTGATCTGCCGGGCGGTCATTTCGAAGCTGCGGTATACGGCGTCCACATCCCCTTCATCGCTCAGATCGAGGCAGCACTCCCGGATGTGCCGGGTGCTGAAATGAAGGCTGCGGCCGGGTCGCTTTGACTCATCCACATAGAGGATCCCCGTGCCGATCGATCCTAAGTCCTGATACATTTCGTTGACCTGCATATAGAACGTGGAGTTCTCCAGCTCCCTGCGGATCGTATGGCTCACCTCATCAAGCCAGGTTTTGACGATCTGGTCTTCGTTGAGCTCGTTCTTGTCGGTCTCCAGGATGAACCATTTCACCGCCCGGTTGGTCAGTGTGCTGTTCAGGGCTGCCGCCAGGCGGTTGTTCGCCTTCGGCGCGGTGTCGTCATAGAGGGTGGTAGTGCCACGACGGGTGCCTGGGGTCTCTTCGCTAACGACCGGTGCACGGTTGGGCATCACCACATCGAGGATCTTCTGCCAGGTGTTCTCCCAGGTGGACCGATCGTTCTTCAAATCGTCCCTGCGGGTGATCAGCTCTTCTGCAGACAGGGTCATGGTCCGATCTCCAGTTCGGGTTTAAACAGATCCGGCGGTCCCAGGAGGGGATCCGTCGCCCGCATCGCCATGTGGCCGGTTCGGTTTTTTGCCTGCTGGCGCTGCTGCAGGCGTGCCTGGATCTGTGCGGCCTGGAATCCTGCAGGATCGTACCCGGTGCCGGGCAGCGGATCCGTGCCGCCCCCGGTGTCCGGCGTGCCGGTACCGGACCCCGGTCCGGCCGGTCCGAAGGGATCCGGATTCCCCGAACTATCGGTCACACCGTCAAACAGGCCGTCGCTGCCGCGCAGGGCATCATCATCTACGATCGTGACACGGCCCTCGTCGAATGCACTGCCCGGTATGACGGTCGTGCCTGGAGGAGTATCGAAGAAACCGTCTCCGGATCCGAACCCGGTGCCGCCCATCTCGCCCCCTTCCGTGTCGATCGTACCGAAGAAGGGATCCGCCACATCGCCCGCCCAGGGCGATACGAAATCATCATCGCCGCTCCCGGTGACCCAGTCCCATATGTCGTCCAGGGAGACGTCACCGGCCCATGCGCCGATGATGCCGCCGACCAGCGATCCCAGCGGCCCGCCGATCGTAAGGCCCGCGATCGCTCCTCGGAGGGCGTCGTAGATGTCCCCTAATGAGATGTCACCGCCCCTCACCTCATCCCATATGTCCCACAGGCCGACCCGGTTCATGAACTCGTCGAGACCGCTTGGCTCCTCCGATTCACGCCGATCGCCTTCGGGCGTATACTCTTCTCCCAGCTCCTCCAGATTCACGGCCAGGTTCGGCCCGAAGGTTTCGACATACGCATCCGAGAACTCATCTGCGGTACCCAGGCCCGGATCGAGGGTAGACTCTTTGGTCTCGTCAAATGGATTGTCGCCGAGCTGGAAGTGGAAGGTCTTCCCGAAGAGCAGATCACTGTCTTGCGGCGATTCATCCGGAACACTCACAGGGGTCGTATCGACAACGGGAAGGTCGGCAAACGGGTCCGTTGTGATCAGCGTATAGCCGCTGCTGCCGGTGTTGATGCCGCTGTTCAGAAAACCGCTGGTGGTGAAATCGTCCGAGGTGTACCGGCCGCCGCCCCAGCTGTCCGGGACAGATTGGCCGAACAGCTCCATCCTCTCCTGGTCGGACCAGAACGGGCTATTCAGCAAGTTCTGTATGTTGGGCGGCAGACCCTTGATGACCTCTTCATCGAAATCTGCAAATTCGTAGTCTTCCCACCAGTATGGATCTCTATATTGAACCATAGGTCACCTATAGCGCCAGCTCGTTGTATTCCATCTTGGCCCGACGGCGCCGCTGGGCCACCGGCGCCACGGGGATCCCCGTGTGTGCCGGTTCCGATCGCGGCTTGCGCGGTCCTTTGATGGAGAACTTCGGATCCTCGACCCGCGCCAGGCAATCGAGCATATCGTCGTGCAGGATGTAAGGGAACGCCAGGTACTCCTCGTGGATAAACACCTGGGTGAGATCCTCTGTGACCCCTTCCCAGTTGGTCCGGATGCAGCGGTCCGGCAGGTATATCCGGCGCTGCTCGAATACCGGAATCAGCTTCCGGATCCGGTCCGGCTTGGGCATCGGTCCGCCCAGCTCGTGAATGTGGAAGCGGTAGTTCTCCTCGCCCTGGACGTATTTGATATGCTGGATGTCCGAGTCCTTACCGTAGCGCTCATAGCCCACCTTTACCGGCCGGTACTGCCGGTGCAGCGCAATCAGTCGGTTGGTGCGCTCGGTGAGATTCAGCTTATCCCTGGTCATCTCGATGACCATGATGTTTTTGTCCGCTCCAACGCCGATGACAAATATCGAGGTAAAGTCGGCCTGCTCTTTCTTCTCATTGGCCGGATCCACGAGGATATAGGTGTTCAAGCCCGTTGTGTGGACCGCAGGCCAGGTCTGGAGCCACTCCTCCCTGAATGTCTGGTTGTCCTCGCTTACTGGGTTCAGGAGCTGCTGGCAGGCAAAGACATAGGGTCCCTGGTCGGTCCGAAGCTCTTTGAAACGCTCTTCTGATATGAAGACCCGCTTGCCGTCCTGCTTGCCGTTGTCGGTGGCCGGGTGGATCCGGGCGACATACCCATCCTGCTTCCTAAGATCGACATACAGGTCCGCGTGGTGATAATGGGTGCCGACCACCCGTTTCACACCGCCGTCTGTCCCCAACGAATGAGACAGCTCGAATGCATCCTTGGTCTTCATGATCATGTCGACATTGGAGACCGATTCCTTCGTGACAACATCGTCGTATACCCGGACCGTGAAATGCTTGCTGGTGGGCTGGCCGTCGACCATGCCCCAGGCCTCAAAAGTACTCTCCTTGGCCTTGCTCTTACGCTTGACCACCAGGCCGTCGTCTTCGGACCACTTGACCTGGGCGGCCTTGGGTTTGTCCCAAAAGATGTCCGGGAACCAGCGCTTGACCGGAACATCACCCTCCAACGTAACCTTGATCTGCCGCAGGAACCCTTTGGCGATGGGGCGGGTATGGGAAAAGATGCAGATGCGCTCTTCAGGATTGTTCAAGACCTCCTGAATGGGCTTTGCGTAGGTCAGCAGCGTGGATTTGTAGTGCTCTCTTGCCCAAAGATCGAGGGTGTTGTGGGACTGCTCATCAACATCCCTGCAGCGGTCTACAATCCAGGGATGGTTTACGTCGGTCCGTTCCAAGCCGAAGTAGAGCAGAAAGAAGACATCGGCCCTGGCAAGCTTCCGGTAGGTGTCCCGGCGCTTGAGCTTACCGGCCGCGATATCCTTGAAAATCTCCACATAGTCGTGCTTGTAGTTGGCACCTGGAATCGGAGAGAATTCAACTGTCATTGCTTCCCTCCTTCAGCTTTTCCAGGTCCTTTTCGTACTTCGACAGATCCACTGGATCGAATCGGGCCTCGACATCCCCGTCAGCATCGACACCGAGGATCTTCAGCGTGGTCTTGACCAGCTCCAGGAGCCGGTCGTTTATGGCGAACAGGGTCTTTAGATCATAGGCCATAAAGCCGTCGTCTTTCATCGGCGTTACTTTGCCCAGGGCGACATCGAGGATCTTCTTCTGGAATGACAGGTAGACCTTCTTCATGTCGGTCAGGACCTGCAGATCGGCGGGCAGCTCGGCCTCCAGGTACCCGTCGATGACGGCACCGGCCTTGGCGGCCCTCTCGGTCTTGACCTTCTTGAGAAACCTGCTGATGGTGGGTTGGGATACCGATACGTCGTCCGGCAGCTCTTCAGATACGATCTGAGCGATCTGCGTTTCGGTATTGCCGGACATAGAGAGGGTGAGGATCCTCTCCTCCATGCCGTAGCGCTCGATAACCCCTTTTGCCAACTCCCGTCCTCCAGGCGAAATCTTCATTCATCAAGAATGAATATTTATGCGTGAAACGCCCGGATTCTATCACGGGATTTGGCGTCAAATAGGGTAGGGGACAGATAAGGACATCTTTAGACGATATGTGCCAAAAAAGGACAAAAAAGGACACACGTGGCTCTTGACAGCCATTCTAAGTGTCCTTTTCGCCGTCCCCTTCCTCTTGCCCCCCGCGCCGGAAGAATTCCTCGATATCGTCGGCATGGCCGGTCCAGGTGCGGCCTGCCCGGCGCATCACCGGCATCCCCTCGTCCACAAGCTTATAGAACGTATTGTGGCTGATACCGAGAAAATCACAGATGGCCTTGCGGCCTATAAGTGCTTTGCTTCTAGTCATATATCCAGATCACCTCCGGTTCCTTGGATCCATCATCGTCCATATGGATGAACCCGGCTTTAGCGTTGATGCCGATGCGGGCAAAACCGGCCAGGATGAGGGCATTGATGATGATAAAGCGATCGCGGCTGTTGGTCGCCTCGATGTCGACGGCCAGGCCGCGAAGGTGTGCAGAATCATCGTGGCCCCCCTCTGCCCGGTTATGACCGGCGCAGCGGATCGCGCTCCGGATCCTAAACGGGATCCCCGCCAGGTGCCGTGCCGTATCCAGCCTGGCAAGGAACCACCGCCCCATCTGCTTGGACCCGTAGCCGCAGCGCAAACACCGGCAAGCGAATTCCCAGGCTTCAAAGTACTGTAGGTTCATGGCCCCCTCTTATATGTCCGGATCCCAAGCGGTAAGATCCTGCCTCCCCACACCTACCGGCCCGACGCGGATCCACTGCTGATTTATGCCGTTGTAACGGCAGAACCATTCCTCCGATAGGAATAGATCCCGCCAGGTAAAGTCCCACAGCCATCCCCCGGTGAATATGCCCAGGCGATAGAGATAGCCGCCATGTCGGCAATCGATCACACGGAGACCATCCAGCGTGCCGGTCGAGATCTTCATTGCTCATCCCTCCGTAGCGTCTACGATCTCGTGCAGATCCTCCAGCCCCCTCATATGGGCTATCAGGCCACTGGGGTCGTTTATCTTAGCTTCGATACCTTCGAGCAGCTGCAGCTTAAATTTCGCCACCTCCCCTGCAGGCCCCCGGCTCTCCAGCTCCTCGATCCGCAGCTTGCACCATTCGAGCTGCTCCTTTACCTCTGCGAACTCTTCAGTGGTAACCTTCTCTGCCATTGTCATCACCTCCTTTGCATAGCGTCAAAAAAATTGCGGCCGCGCCAAAACAACAGCCGTATGCTAACCCCCTCCTTACGTCACAGGGGACCGGTCTCGATTTCCGGGGGTACCCCCCTCGATCCGATTCTGACTGCACAGATCGGCCGATTTCACACAGATCATGCCTCGATCGGCGGTGTAATTGGCAGGCTTCATAGTGTAATCGAGGGCGGTGATAAATGCCTTGAAGCGTGATAATTTCACCCTCATTTTCATTTATGTAATGATTAGAGTAACTTACACCATTTCAAAAGTTTACATAATGTTTCTTATGTGACGTTGAGCCTGCTTTCAGCCCATTCTCGTAACTCGAATCCAGGCCGCGCCTCCCTCCCTTCACCACCAAAAGATCTTGCCCAGCATGGGTCATCTCTCTCTGTCCTGGTCGGATCTGGATGAATAGATTCACCCTTTTCCGGGCCTGTCGTCAGGTTCTATGCCTCCAGATGCATCATTATTCAAAGCGAACAGTTTCTCTGGCTGCCGAACAGTTATGGAACGCTTTCCGAACAGATCGCCATCGAGGGATCCGCTGTGATCCTGGAGGCTTGGCTGCAGCCGAACGGTTTGAACAGTTTTTTCGCACTTTATATAGGTAATGCGTGCTCATCTGCTGATAATACTTCTCACTCTAAATATTGTTAAAAAAAGTGTTCTAATTGTTCAGATCTCCATAAGTCCTGGTAAACACTACCAATACAGAGAACAATAAGCACTCCAAAAGCGTTCTATTCTTGTTCATTCTCGGCAAAAACCGTTCAGAGAGTTGGGCCTTATTAAATGAGGGGAGAGGCGGGGAGAGGCAAACGACACAACGGATCTCTCCTTTTCTTCTCTCGAAGATCCTCACAACTCACCTCG